AAAGTAGGCTTTGTTCGTTGATCGAGTAAATTCGCCCATCATCGGATTTTGCGGTTGCAGCGAAAGTCCGCAATGGCGGGCCGCACCGCAGCATCACGGTCTAGCAATCAAGTTCCGCAATGGGCCGGAACCGACACGACCCCCCCCGGCATGGTTCCTCCCTCGCCAAATCCGTATACGGGGGGGCTTAGCGCGGCAGTTTTCTAGCGTCTGGCTTTTTCACCGGGGAAGCCACCCGGAAGCCACCGTCGCCGACCCGGGTGAAATTCTGACTCATATTCAGAGGCTTACGCGATAGCCCTGCTGGCGAAGTGGATTTCTCTGCGGAAGCCAGGGAAGCCAGGGAAGCCAGCTGACTGAAGCCACTTGCACCCGAAGCCACCTTGGGAAACCACTGTCGCGGCGAGCCACCGGAAGGCATTGATTCCAGGCGGGAAAACCCATTGACTTTTCTAGCCCCCTTGACGTAGCAAAGAACCATCGAAGAATAGCGCCCGGAGGAACCCCCTCGCGGGCGCTTTCTTTCTCACCCTCCACATTCCGAGCCCCACCCCATGGACCTCGTCTTCGCGCCGAGCCAGATCGAGACCTGGCCGATCGACCGGCTGCGCCCCTATGCCCGCAATGCCAAGATGCATGGCGGCGACCAGGTGGCAAAGATCGCCGCCAGCATGGCCAAGTTCGGCTGGACGGTGCCCTGCCTGGTGGCCGACGATGGCGAGCTGATTGCGGGCCACGGCCGGGTGCTGGCCGCCACTTTGCTGGGGCTGAAGGACGTGCCGGTGATCCGGCTCAGCCATCTCGACGAGGCCGAACGCCGCGCCTACCGGATCGCCGACAACAAGCTCACCGAGCTGGGCGAATGGGACGAGGCAATCTTGCGCGACGAGATCGCGGGTCTGCTGGCCGAGGATTTCGACCTGTCGCTTTTGGGGATCAGCGACGATGACCTCGACGCCCTGCTGCAGGATCCAGAGGCACTGGATGGAGCTGGCCCGGTCGAGGGCGAGGATGACGTCCCGGAACTACCGGTCACGCCGGTGTCGGTGGTTGGCGACCTCTGGCAGCTGGGGTCGCACCGTCTGATCTGCGGCGACAGCACGTCCGCCGATGTGGTCGGGCGGCTGCTGGGTGATGTGCGGCCCCTGCTGATGGTGACCGACCCGCCCTATGGCGTGGAATACGATCCATCCTGGCGCAACCAGGCGGGCGCGGCGAAGACCAGGCGCACCGGCAAGGTGCTGAACGATGACCGTGCTGACTGGCGCGAGGCGTGGTCACTGTTCCTGGGCGACGTCGCCTATGTCTGGCACGGTGCGCTGCATGCGGCCAAAGTCGCCGAAAGCCTCGTGGCCGCAGGCTTCGCCATCCGGTCGCAGATCATCTGGGCCAAGGACCGCCTCGTCCTGAGCCGCGGCGACTATCACTGGCAGCACGAGCCCTGCTGGTATGCGGTCCGCGCCAAGGGCAAAGGACACTGGGCGGGCGACCGTAAACAGACGACGCTGTGGCAGATCGCCAACCGGGACCAGGATGCCGACACGGTGCATGGCACGCAGAAGCCAGTGGAATGCATGCGGCGTCCGATCCTGAACAACTCCAGCCCCGGCCAGGCGGTCTATGAACCCTTCATGGGATCCGGCACCACGCTGATCGCGGCCGAGACCACAGGTCGCGTCTGCCTCGGGGTCGAACTGAACCCGGCCTATGTCGATGTCGCCATCGAACGCTGGCAATCCTTCACGGGCCAGGAGGCGGTACTAGCTGAAACTGGCGAGACCTTCGACGCCCTCAAGGCGAAGAGACTGGCCGCATGAATGCGCCCCTTCTGCCGGGTCAGATCGAGTTCTGGCCGATGGCCCGGCTCCGTTCCTATGCGCGCAACGCAAAGACCCATGACGCCGACCAGGTCGCCCGCATCGCCGCGAGCATGGCCGAGTTCGGCTGGACCGTGCCCTGTCTTGTCGCGGCCGACGGCGAGCTTATCGCAGGCCATGGCCGCGTCCTGGCTGCCGCGCAGCTGGGGCTGAGCGAGGCGCCAGTGATCGTGCTGGAACATCTGACCGAGGCGCAGCGGCGGGCCTATCGCATCGCCGACAACAAGTTGACCGAGATGGGCGGATGGGACGAGGCCCTGCTGCTCGAGGAACTGCGCGGGTTGATGGCCGAGGATTTCGACCTCGGGCTGATCGGCATCCCCGAGGACGAGCTGGATGCGCTGCTGCACGACAGGGGCGAGGACCGCGCGCCAATAGATGACGACACCGCCGACACCATCCCCGAGCCCCCGGCCGAGCCGATCACCCGGCCAGGCGACATCTGGGCGCTGGGCGCGCATCGGTTGATTTGCGGCGATGCCACCGACGTGGATGTCGTGGCCAGGCTGATGGAGAGCGAGCAGGCGTCGTTGATGTTCACCTCACCGCCCTATGCCCAGCAACGTGATTACGGCACAGCAAAGCAGACGGTCAGCGATTGGGACGCCCTGATGCAGGGCGTCTTTGCGGCCACGCCGATGACCGAGGCCGCCCAGCTGCTGGTGAACCTCGGCCTCGTTCATCGCGATGGCGAGTGGACCCCGTATTGGGAGGGCTGGGTGGAGTGGATGCGCGCGCAGGGCTGGCGGCGGTTCGGCTGGTATGTGTGGGACCAGGGGCCCGGCCTGCCCGGCGACTGGAACGGCCGCCTGGCCCCGTCGCACGAGTTCATCTTTCACTTCAACCGCGCCCCGCGGAAACCGCACAAGACCGTGCCCTCGAAGCACGCGGGCGAAACCCTCGGCGGCGGGGGCCTGCGCACCATGGACGGCCATGTCAGACCCAAGACCGGCACCGGCAACGCGATCCAGAGCCATCGCATTCCGGACAGCGTCTTTCGCATCATGCGCCACAAGGGCGGGCTGGGTGCTGCCGGATCGCACCCGGCCGTGTTCCCGGTGGCGCTGGTCGAGGCAGTGCTCGCAGCCTTCACCGATCCCGGCGACCTGGTCTACGAGCCCTTCTGCGGCTCGGGCACCCAGTTGATCGCGGCAGAACGAACTGGACGGCGCTGCTGCGCGGTGGAGCTGGACCCGGCCTATTGCGACGTGGCCGTGCGCCGCTGGGAGCTGGCGACCGAACGGACAGCCAATCGCGTCGAGTTGAAGGAGGAAGACCAGAAGCCTGCGCGCCGGTCGAAGAAACGCGCATGACTCAGTCGCGTCGCATGTCGCTGATCGAGGCCATCGCCAACGTCGCTGTGGGCTTTGCACTGGCCGTCGCCGCGCAGATCGTGGTGTTTCCATGGTTCGGCTTGCATGCGAGCCTCGGCGAGAACCTGACTATCGGCGCGCTGTTCACCGGGATCTCGCTTCTGCGCAGCTATGCGCTGCGCAGGCTGTTTGAACGAAGGTGGTGAATCTCGGGATCAGGCCGCGTCGAGCTTGTACACGGTGCCGCGTCCGTCGATCTTTTCCGAGGTGATGGGCAGGCCCAGCTTCTTCTTGAGCCCGCCAGAAATCAGGCCTCGCGCGCTATGGGCCTGCCAGCCAATCACCTCGACGATCTCGCTGATCGAGGCACCTTCGGGCCGTTGAAGGAGTTCGATGATCTGCGCCTGCTTGGTGCCAGTGCGGATGGCGACGGGCTTTGGGGCTTCGGACACCTCGGTCAGGGCGGGTTCGGCGTCCGGTTTCGGCTTCGTCTTGCGCGGCGCGCTGGTGACCTTGGCAACTACCGGCTCGATCCCGATGGCCTCGAGCCCGGCCTCGGTGGCGATCAGCGTGGTGCCATGACCATCGCCTGTCTCGCGCCAGACCGGCTCGCCCTTGCGAAAATCTGCATCGACCTCGTCGAGCCAGCCATTGGTGATCATTCGGGTGACAGCCATCTTCGCGGCGGCACCATGCAGCCCTTCGGGCAGCGGCATGGCCAGATTGCCGGGGCGGGTCGCGGCGCGGCTGAGGATGATGGTCTGGGTGTCGGTGAGTTTGGGCATCGGGGCATCTCCGGGTCGTGGCCGCGAGCATCGCCGGCCTTCTACGACCCCAAGCCGCGCAGGCGCGCGACAGGAGTTCCGGCAGCGCCGGAGATCAGCGAGCGTGTTCGCCCTCGCCGAAGGCGCTGTCAGAAATGCGCTTCAGCAAACTGGCGTAGTGCTCGAGCGTGCCGACCATCGCCCACCCCACTTCGTCGGGATGGCAGTTAAAATGGTCGTCGCTGAGCGCCTGCAAACGGGCGAGCATCTGGTCGATTTCGGCCTTCTTGCCGATGAAGGCGTTCAAGGCCGCTTCCTTGTTCCGGCGCGCCTTCTCGGCGCGGAGCTCGAAGCGCGGGGTGGTGATCGGGTTCAGGCGGGTCATCTCGGGAACTCCTTGGCTGAGTTGCATCGTTTCCGTGCAATCACAATCGCTCTGTTGCGACGATTATCGTAGGCAAATCAGAGCAATATCATGGCTTTATGATCGCGCGGCGGATCACGCGATGCGATCCGGATCGATGAGCGCCGCCTGCTCCGCCTCATGGCGCTGGGCGGCGTCGGGCGGGTCGCGGCGCGCGTTGACCATGGCGACGAACAGCGCGCGGGCGACGGCGGCGACCTCATCGGCCCCTGCGCTGGTGAGGCCAACATCATGGATCGCGATGGCCTCGCCCAGATCGGTCAGGGCATAGAGGGTGGCGAACTCCGCCTCGGGCGGGTCGCAGGTAACGGTGTCGAGGTCGTGTTCGGACACAGCGACGCTGCGGCAGAAGCGCAGGTCGAAGCCGATGGCACATTCGCGGCGGATCAGAAGGGCGAGCGTCTCCCCCTTGGGCAGGCAGTTAAGGGAGTGCGTCATAGCTTGGGCCTTTCGCCTTGAACAGGATCGGGGGTGGTCATGGTGTGTCGCCCTCAGATCAGCTGCAGGTTGGCCAACATTGCGCTGGCAGCGACAAGCTGGCTGGTCGGCAGTTCGATCTTGATGTGCGAGATCACGTCGGAAGCGTCAGCCGTGATGCTCTCGTCGCGCAGCGCGGTCTGGATCAGGCGGGCGGCGGTGTCGGGGTCCTTGAGGTTCAGCGGGTCCGGCAGCGTGGCATGATCGATCCGGATGGTGGTGATGGCAGTCATGGTCAATGTCCCTTCAGGATTGGAGTGTCGGTTCGCTGACTTCACCCGCGCGACGCCCCGCCTCATATGCGGCCTCCAGCGCGGAGCGGATCGCCCAGACAGCGGTGTCGTGGAAATCGAGCCGGTCGCGGTTGCGGGTCTCCAGCGTCTCGAGAAAGAGGTGGCGCTGGGCGATGTCGAGGAGCAGGGCATCGCGGGCGGCATTCGGATCGACGGGTTTGCGGCGGCGCGCCATGCTCAGTCCTCCCAGCGGTGTTCGGTGTGGGTGGTGCGGTCGCGGGCTTCCTCGCGCATCATCTCGTGGGCGCGTGCCATCTCGACCATCCCCTGTTCCTGGCTCATCCGTCCGGACATCACCTCATCCATCACCCAGTTCACGCGCTCCTGCGCAGGGCTGGTGTGATCCCGCCACCCGTCGCTCATCGAGCTGTGCCCCATTCTTTCCTGTGCGCGCATTTGCTCTCTCCAATTCGTCTCTGAGGGGCGCACGATGCACCCGTTTCTTGAGACCAGGAATCGCTCTATCGGAGAGTGTAATCAACTCAAATAGACTATCTTTCCTATTTATTTTCAATATGTTGAGGTCCAAGAAAGCGTCATGGAAGGCATGTCCGAGCGCGCCTATGCCGTCCATTCCGGCCTCTCACGCGGGGCGGTGCAGAAGGCCCGCAAGAACGGTCGGCTGGTGATCTTTGCCGATGGGTCGATCAACGCGGCGGCGTCCGATGCACGCCGTGGGGCGACGACCGATCCCGATCAGCAGCTGCGCTCGCGGGGTGGGTACGGCGCTGGCGAAGGCGCCGTTTCAGGCCCCGGCGACAGCACGTCCTACCTGAAGGCGCGCACCGCGCTCACCGTCTACCAGGCGCAGGAGCGCCAGCTGTCGATCCAGCGCAAGAAAGGCGTGCTGGTGGATCGGTCGCGCGCAGAAACGCTGGTGTTCCGCCTCGCGCGCCAGGAGCGCGATGTCTGGGTCACATGGCCCACCCGTGTCGCGGCCCTGATGGCCGCGCAATTGTCCGCAGAAATGGAGAAGGCGCAGGGCACACCCGTGACGATCGAGACTGCGATCCTGCAAAGGGTGCTGGAAACCCATGTCAGAGAGCAGCTCGACGCCCTCGCGGACCTCCGGGTCTCGCTTGCATGAAGGTGATAATGATCATGATCTGACCGAGGATCTCGACCTCGGCTTCGACGGCGCCGAGGACATTCTGCGCGCCTGGCGTCGGGGAATGCGGCCTGATCCGGACCTGACTGTCTCGGAATGGGCCGATGCGCATCGCTGGCTTTCGTCGCGCGCATCGGCGGAACCAGGCCGGTATCGCACGACGCGCACGCCCTACCTGCGCGAGATCATGGATGCGCTGTCGCCCGGCCACCCGGCACAGCGCATCAGCTTCATGAAGGCTGCGCAGGTCGGTGCGACCGAGGCCGGCAACAACTGGATCGGCTTCGTGATCCATCACGCGCCGGGGCCGATGCTGGCGGTTCTGCCCACAGTCGAAATGGCCAAGCGGACCTCGCGCGGCCGGATCGACCCGCTGATCGAGGACAGCGCCGCGCTGAGGGAGCGCGTGAAGCCTGCCCGGTCGCGCGACGCAGGCAACTCGATGCTGTCCAAGGAGTTCCCGGGCGGCATCCTGGTGCTGACAGGGGCAAACTCGGCGACCGGCCTGCGGTCGATGCCCGCGCGCTATGTGTTTCTCGACGAGGTCGATGCCTATCCGGCATCCGCTGATGAGGAAGGCGATCCGGTCACGCTGGCCGAGGCCCGCACCACCACCTTCGCGCATAGGCGCAAGGTGTTCATGGTCTCGACGCCAACGATCCGGGGGCTGTCGCGCATCGAGCGCGAGTTCGAGGCCTCCGACCAGCGGCGCTACTTCGTGCCCTGTCCGCATTGCGGCCACAGGCAATGGCTGCAGTTCGAGCGCCTGCGCTGGGACAAGGGGCAGCCCGAGACGGCCGTGTATCATTGCGCGGGCTGCGAGCGCTCCATCGCGGAGCATCACAAGACGCAGATGCTCGAGCGCGGTGAATGGCGCGCGACCGCTGTATCGAACAATCCAAACGCGATCGGCTTCCATCTATCTGCGCTCTATTCCCCGATCGGCTGGAAGAGCTGGGAGCAGATCGCGCGCGACTGGCTGGCCGCGCAGGGCTCGGACGAGATGCTGCGCGCCGCGCGCAACACGCTTCTCGGTGAGACCTGGATCGAGAGCGGCGAGGCCCCGGACTGGCAGCGGCTGGCGGACCGGCGCGCGGCATTTGCGGCGCAGATCCCTTCGGGTGGGCTGTTCCTGACGGCCGGGGCCGATGTGCAGAAGGACCGGATCGAGGTCGATGTCTGGGCCTGGGGTCGCGGATTGGAAAGCTGGCTTGTCGATCACATCGTGATCCCAGGCGGGCCGGACGATCCGGCCTGTTGGGACAGGCTCACCGCGCTTCTGGGCCAGACATGGGTGCACCAAAACGGTGCAGTCATGACACTGGCGAAGCTGGCCGTCGACACCGGCTACGAGTCGGCGGCCGTCTATGCATGGGCCCGTAAACAGGGTGTCGCGCAGGTGGTGCCCGTGAAGGGACTCGAGGGCTTCAACCGTGCGACGCCCGTGTCGGGCCCGACCTTCGTCGACGCCACGGTGAACGGGCGCAAGCTCAAACGCGGGGCCCGGCTCTGGACGGTGGCCACCGCGACCTTCAAGGCTGAGACCTATCGCTATCTGCGGATTGAGCGGCAAAGCGATGAGGAACGCGCGCTGGGCACGGCCGAGCCTGCGGGGACGATCCACCTGCCCGACTGGGCCGACAGCGAATGGCTCAAGCAGCTGGTGGCCGAACAGCTGGTCACGATCCGCGACCGGCGCGGCTATACCCGACAGGAATGGCAGAAGATGCGTGAGCGCAACGAAGCGCTCGACACCCGGATCTATGCCCGCGCCGCCGCCTGGATCCTCGGCGCGGATCGCTTCGACGAGCGGATGTGGCGGCAGTTGGAGAAGCAGGCGGGCGTGGAGACAGTACCAGTAGCACCCAAACCCGAAACCGACGGGCCATGTGAGCCTCAAGCGGGGCGGATCACCGCCCCACGCCGACGCGGCTGGAAGATCAGCACGCCGAAATACATGGAATGATGGCCCCCCGATGACCCTCGACGAACTGAAATCCCGACACAGCGCCCTGCTGAACGCGCGCTACAGCGGCACGCGCAGTGTCAGTTATGATGGCAAGACCGTGACCTATGGGTCGGACGCAGAGCTGGCGGCGGCGATTGCCGATATCGAACGCCGCATCGCAGTGCTGGAAAAGACCAGTCGCCGCGTCCTGCGCCCCTTCGCCGTGAAGGATCTGTGATGACATGGCGGCAGCGCCTTGGTGCGTTCATCGGCGGGTTCGACGCGGGGCATCATCACCGCCGTCTGCGCGGGTTCCGGGCGACGCGCGCCCATGTCAACGCGCTGATCGCGGCCAGCGGGCCCGACATCACCGCACGCGCCCGGTGGCTGGTGCGCAACAACGGTTACGCCGTGAACGCCGTCGAAAGCTGGGCCGCCAACACCGTGGGCGACGGGATCAAGCCGATCTCGAAGATCACCGATGCCGCCCGCAAGGAGGAGCTGCAGCGGCTCTGGCTCGACTGGACGGACGAGGCCGATGCCGAAGGGCTGACAGACTTCTATGGCCTGCAGCGCCGCGCGGCGCGCGAAGTATTCATTGCGGGCGAGGTGTTCTTCCGGATCCGGATGCGCCGCGCCAGCGACGGGCTGACCGTACCGCTGCAGCTGCAGATGCTGCCAGCCGAGATGCTGCCGCTGGAACAGACCGGCACCGCTGCGAACGGGAATGCGATCCGTCAAGGGATCGAGTTCGACCGGATCGGTCGGCGCGTCGCCTATCACTTCCTGCGCCGCCATCCGGGCGACAGCACCGATCCCGGGCTTGCGGGCGAATTCGTCCGAGTACCGGCCTCCGAGGTGATCCACGTGATCGATCCGGTGGAAGGCGGCCAGCTGCGTGGTGTGTCGAAACTCGCCCCCGCCATCGTGAAGCTGTTCCTGCTCGATCAATATGACGATGCAGAACTCGACCGGAAGAAGGTCGCGGCGATGTATGCGATGTTCGTCACCTCGCCCGCACCGGAGAACCCGCTGGCACCACCAGAGGAGGACGACATCTCTAACGGTGTCGAGATCAGCCCCGGCCAAATCGTGCGCCTTGATCCTGGCGAGGATGTGACCGTCGGCCAGCCTGCCGACAGCGGTGGGACCTACGAGCCGTTCCAGTACCGTACGCTGCTGCAGATATCCGCGGCGCTGGGCATCCCGTACCCCTATCTCGCTAACGATATGGTGAAGGGCAACTTCTCCAACTCGCGGCTGGCGCTGATCGAGTTCCGCCGCCGCGTTTCGGCCTGGCAGCATGCTGTCATGGTCTACCAGCTCTGCCGACCGGTCTGGGCCCGCTGGATGGATGCGGCCGTGCTGTCGGGTACGCTGACGCTGCCACGATACGAGGCCAACCGCGCCCGGCTTCTCACCGCCGACTGGCTGCCGACGAAATGGGACTGGGTCGATCCGCTGAAGGATGCCAATGCGGAGATCGCCCAGATCGAGGCGGGCCTCAAATCCCGCACCCAGGCCATCGCCGAGCGCGGCTACGACGCCGAACAGGTGGACCGCGAGATCGCCGCCGAACACGCCCGCGAGCGCGCGCTGGGCCTCGACTTCCGCCGCCCCGGCTCGCCCGCGCAGGGTGTGCAGGCGATGTCGGAGGGGGACGACGACACGGAAACAATCGATGACGCGGAGGGCCGCCCGCACACAGACGAGGACCAGACCTAATGCTCCATGCCCGGATTGCCGCGCGCGCCTTCAATACGCCGCTGCTGGTCGAACCCTCCAAGGCCATGGCGTTTTTGTCGGGCCTCGGACCACGTATCCTTGGACGTCGGGTCGAACTGGCGGAAGGGCACGACACGCTGGATGGCATTAGCCATCTGCCCGCGCGCGCCAGCATCCTCGCCGGTGGCCTGACTGAGCGCTTGCGCCAGCACGGCGATGCGCCCTACGCGCTGGTGGAGGGGATTGCGGTGATTGAGATCGCGGGCGTGCTGATCCACCGGGGCGGCTGGATCGGTCAGTCCTCGGGTCAGACCAGCTATGAGGGGATCGCCGCCCAGATCGAGGCGGCGGCCAGCGACCCTGCCGTGCGCGGTCTCGCATTGGAAATCGACAGCTTTGGCGGCGAAGTTGCGGGCGTCTTTGATCTTGCAGATCGCATTCGTGCCATTCGGGGTAGCAAGCCGGTCTGGGCTTTCGTCGCCGAACACGCCTTCTCGGCGGGCTATGCGCTCGCCTCTCAGGCCGACCGCATCCTTCTGCCGCGCACCGGCGCGCTCGGCAGTATCGGGGTCGTCGTGCTGCATGCCGATCTCAGCGGCCAGCTCGATCAGGACGGTGTGCGCGTGACGCTGGTGCATTCCGGACGCCACAAGGTCGATGGCAATCCCTACCAGCCTCTGCCCGAAGCCGTGCAGGACGATATCCAGCGCGAGATCGATGTGCTGCGATTTCTGTTCGCCGAAACAGTCGCCGCAGGCCGCACCGGAAGGTTGAGCCAGGAGGCTGCGTTGGCGACCGAGGCCGCAGTATTCCGCGGGACAGATGCTGTTGCCGCAGGGCTCGCCGACGAGATCACCGATCTGACGCGGGGCTTCACCGCCTTCCGGCAGCGCGTTGCGCGCAGCCCCATCCCTTCGCCCGCGCGCGTCCGACGCGCATCCCTATCCCACCCCAAACAGGAGGCACACATGGCCACCGAACACGACCCAGACGACAGGCGTCAAGACACGGACACCGGCACGGATAGCGACACGACGGAAATCGACTATCATGAACCCGATGCCGCCGATGACACACCTGACGTTCCGGCTCCGTCCCCCGCAGCGGCCGAACCGAGCGCTGCCGCAACACCGGCGTCCGCCCATGCCGCGCCCCAGCCCGGCAATCTGGCAGAGCTCTCACTGCAGCTTCGCGAGGCGGCGGCGGAGATCGCCGAGATTGTCGCGCAGGCGGGCCGCCTCGGCATCGCGATCGATGCCGCGAAAGCCCTGCGCGAGGGCACCGCCCCCGAGGCCCTGCGCCGCCTGGTGCTGGAACGCGCCAGCGCCGCTGCGGATGCCCGCGACATCGTCGCGGCCCCGCGCTCGCCCGTCCTGCCACTGGCGAAAGAGAGCCCGATCGTCGCAGCCGCCAAGCGCGCCGCTTCGGCCGGAACAAAAAGCTGAACGTCAGCCTCACCATCACGCACCGCCCACCTGATCCCCCGCCGCGCCTGCCCGGCGGGGGATTTTCTTTTGCCCCCAGCCCAGGAGCCATCTCATGTCCGTCCTGACCCAACCGCCCACGATGGGCGATGTCCTCAAATACGAGGTCAATCCTAACTACACCCGCGAGACTGTCACGCTGCTGACCGGCACCGCCTATCCGATCGGCGCCGTGCTCGGGCGCATCACCGCTAGCGGCAAATACGCGTTCTCTCCCGACACCGGCGCCGACGGATCGGAGACCGCAGTGGCTGTGCTGCTCTACGCCGTCGACGCCACACTGGCCGATGCCGTGGGCATCGTGCTCGTGCGCGGGCCGGCGATCGTCTCGCGCGCGGCGCTGGCCTACGACGGCACGGTCGATGACGGGACCAAGATCACCGCCAAGCTCGGCCAGCTCACCGCCCTCGGAATCATCCCGCGCGACACCGCCTGAGACGGCGGCCCGCCCGCGCGTGCGCCCACTCTCTGTTTCAACCGCCCCCTCTTTTACCGGAGTTCTCCATGACCATTACCCGCAACCCGTTTGACGCGGGCGGCTATTCGCTCGCCGAAATGACGCAGGCCATCAACATCCTGCCCAACCTCTATACCCGCCTTGGCCAGATCGGCCTGTTCCGCTTCGAGGGCGTGACCCAGCGCTCCATCGTGATCGAACAGCGTGAGGGTGTGCTCAGCCTGTTGCCTTCCGTCCCGCTCGGCGCCCCCGCCACCGTCGGCAACCGCGAACAGCGCTCGATGCGCAGCTTCGCGCTGCCGTGGATCCCGCATGACGACGTGATCCTACCTGCCGACATCCAGGGGATGCCAGCGCTGGGTGTCTCGGATGCCGCCGATCCGCTCGTCGAGGTGATGAACCGCAAGCTAACGCTGATGCGCCGCAAGCACGCCCAGACCCGCGAATACATGGAAATGAACGCGCTCCGCGGCATCGTGAAGGACGGCGCGGGCACCACGCTCTACGACTACTTTACCGAGTTCGGGATCACGCAGATCTCTGTCGACTTCGTCTTCGGCACCGCGGGCACCAACATCCAGGCCAAGGTCCGCACTACGCTGCGCGGCATCGAGGACAACTTGCTGGGCGAGACCATGATCACCGCGCATGCGCTGGTCAGTTCCGAGTTCTTTGACAAGCTGATCAGCCACCCCAAGACCGAGGATGCCTACAAGTTCTTCTCGGCCACCGGCGGCCAGCCGCTGCGCGAAGACATGCGCCGCGCCTTCCCCTTTGCGGGCATCCTCTTCGAGGAATACAACGGCTCCGTCACGCTCTCAAACGGCACCTCCGAACGGTTGATCCCGACCGGCGAGGGCATTGCCTTTCCGCTTGGCACGTTCGACACGTTCACGACCTACGGCGGGCCCGCGAACCTGCTGGAGACCGCCAACACCGTCGGCCTGCCGCTCTACGCCCGCCAGATGATCGACGCCAAGGGCCGCTGGATCGACCTGATGACCGAGGCCTCGATCCTGCCGGTCAACAAGCGCCCGCGGCTGGCCATCCGCCTGCACAGCTCGAACTGATCGATCAGGCCATGTCCCTCTTTGCAGACGCCATCGACAATCTGTTCGGCGATCCCAACATCGCCCGCGACGCGGTCTACATCGCTGACGGAGCGGCACCCCGCCTGGTTCGTTTGGTCACTCGCCGCGCGGACGAGCTCACTGGCTTCGGCGACGCGCGGCTCTGGTCGGAAACGACCCGGATCGATTTGCGCGTGGCTGAGGTTCAGGCCCCAAGTCCGGGTGACCGCTTGGAAATCGATGGCGACGCCTTCCTTATTCAGGGCGAGCCTGTGCGCGACCGGGAACGGTTGGTCTGGACCGTGGACCTGAGGCCCGCGTGAAGCTCAAGCTCGACATCGATCCGGACATTGTGGCCATGATGGCGGCGGAGGTCGTGGCGGGCGAACGTGCGGTGACCGCTGCCATGCGCGAGGCCGGGACCGGGCTCAAGACTGCCTGGCGCACGCAGATTACTGGCGCGGGGCTCGGGCGACGGCTTGCCAACTCGATCCGCAACCAGAACTTCCCGCGGTCGGGCGAAAGCCTTGATGCGGCCGCACTGGTCTGGTCCAAGGCACCAGTCATTGTCGGCGCGCATGATACAGGACCATTGATCCGCTCGAAGGACGGGTTCTGGCTGGCAATCCCGCTGCCCGCCGCAGGCAAATCCACGCGTGGTGGCCGGATCACCCCCGGCGAATGGGAAAGGCGGCGCGGGCTGCGTCTGCGGTTCGTCTATCGCCGAACGGGTCCGAGCTTGTTGGTGGCGGAGGGTCGGCTGAATACCAAGGGTCAGGCGGTGGTGTCCCGCTCGAAGACCGGACGCGGCAAGGTCACCGCGCCGATCTTCCTGCTGGTGCCGCAGGTGAAATTGCCGAAGCGGCTGAAGCTCGACCGGGATGCAGAGCGGGCGCTGGACAGCTTGCCTTGGCTGATTGTGTCGAACTGGGCGGAAGAAAGGCTTTGAGTATTCCTACCATGGTCTTGGTAGGTTGTGATCCATGACAAGATGATCGCTGAATGTCGCGTCTATTTTAGATGTTAGATGTACAAAGTGTGCGCGGCATTCTTTCAATAATCCTAGCGTCAATCGCGCGTCTGCATTTTCGCCCCGCAGCCATGGAACATTGTTTGGCAATTCGAACCCGTGCGCAATTGAATGGCGAACCAAGACCCACGTATTAGTGCGCCGTCGAACTTCATCAGCGTCCCATTGTCGACGACCTTGTCGCCATTCCCAAGAGGGCCAAGGATTGAAACCAAGTGAATCAAGGTAGAGATCGCGGGTGTTGACATCGTTCGGAGTGTTGAACTTCTTGACTGAGCTGGCTAGTTGCGCGCGCCTCATGTTGAATGTCTGAAGTGCCCAACTTGGAGCGGCGGTTGCTGGATCTTGAAGGTTTGCAGCAATAGCATCTAGAGCCTCTAGCATCACCTTTTCATTATATGCCTGCCAAGCAGCAACGGTCAGGACAACACCAGCACGGTGAAGCGCGTCCTGTTCGTGACGTCTTCCCCTTCCGGTCTGCAGTTTCCCATGAATGGAAATCAGTTGATCTACGAGCACGAGTTGCTCTGAGAACTTGGTAAGTGCTTCCGACATAGAAAACCGCCTCAATTCTTTGTTGAAACGTTGTCGAGTAGCGCGGCTGGGTCAATCAATAAGGACTCATCGCTGGAGAAATAAATGCCCACACGCCGCGAAACCATCCTCACTGCGCTGCACGCGCGGCTCTCGGCGCTGGCCGCCACCGCTCTGCGCGGCGAGGTTCTGCCCGAGCGCGTTCCGGCCGAGGGCCTGCTGATCCAGCGCGATGGTGAACCCGGTGAGCCCGAGGTCACGCTGTCGCCGCTACGCTATCACTACCAGCACCGTGCCGAGATCGAAGCAGTCGTTCAGGACACCGCCCGTGACGCCGCATTCGATACGCTGACCGCCAGCATCGGCGCGGCGCTCGCCGCCGACCGCACGCTGGGCGGCCTTTGCGACTGGGTTGAGGCGGAGGCACCGCGACCCGTTGATCTGCCCGTCGAGGGCGCGGCCAGCCTGAAAGCGGCCGTCATTTCGGTGGTGCTGCACTATTCAACAGCCGACCCGCTCGGCTGATCGCCAAAGTTCAAGGAGAACACGATGGCACGAGCCCAAGGGGCGCGGGCGCAGATGGCGCTTGCGTTCGAGACGACCTATGGAACACCGCCGGTGGGCGGTTTCACGAAAATGCCCTTCGCCAGCACCTCGCTGGGGGCAGAGCAGCCTCTGCTGAACTCCGAACTGCTCGGCTACGGCCGCGATCCGCTGGCACCGATCAAGGATGCGGTGACGGCCGATGGCGATGTGGTCGTGCCGCTCGATGCGGAAGCCTTCGGGTTCTGGCTGAAGGCGGCCTTTGGCGACCCAATCACGAC